TCTCAAAAGAACCACCAATTGCTTGCTGAATGCTCTTGAAATCAGAGAAATCCACATCAATAATGGACACTTTATTGTCAGTTGTTACCTTTACAGTTTTCATTTCTTTACAAATCCCTCTTTTTCGTCTAAAATAAAGTTGATCTTTTAACTATGCGCCCAGAGGTTGCCGCCTCATTTATGGGCGCTCTTTTATTCTGCAAACGAGGTCTTCGTGATTTCCTATACTTCCCCATGATGTGATCTGATTATGTTTCACAAGCACAACCGCGTTTGCATAATCCTGATCGTATTTCAGACACCATTCTTCAAGCAGTTCTAAGATGCAGTTCATTTCTTCTTCGGCATCTTTCTTTACCTCTTCGTCCATTTCTTTGTTCACCTCCTTAGATTGGGCCTGCCTGCAAGATGTAAATGATCACAGCCATCACCGCGTTTAACATCATGCTGGCGACTGTTACTGTGACCAGTCCTCTTGCAGCATTGTCTCTTTCTTTTCTTTTGCGCTGGATCTTTCGTTTCTCCCGCTTGTGATCCGCTTCCGGAAAATTTCTCCGCTCGATCGGGATCAGTGACAGTTCCGGCACTGTCGGTAATTTAATCTCTTCCATGCTTGTCTTTCCTTTCTACCGCTTACGCGGTTTTCTCTTTTCGTATTAATGCTTCTCTGATAATCCGACTGCATGCGTCTATACTGCTTTGGATCTCTTCTTTTGTACGGTTTACATAACTGTCGTCATGCACTCGGATTGTTGCACCTCTTATGCGGATTTCTTCAACAATCACGTTCTTCACCTCCTGTTTATGTTTATGTTTTAATGTTTGTACTTGTTGCGTTGTCCCTAAAAATCTCCTATACTTTAAATACAGGCACCGGCATGCCGAGTATTAAGAAGGGAGTAGCTACTATATGTATGATATTTATTTTTCATATTTCGATGGAAATGATCACTTGTGCACGAATGTAGATAAAATCGAAATTCCTACTTCATCCGGAATAAGAACATATTCGGGCGATGAAATTGCATCTCAGCATTTTAGGATTCACTCAGAGATTTACCTGTATAGTTCTAGTACAAGTTACACAATTTCTACAACTGGGTTAAAAGCCATCGAAATCAGAAAGAAATAATCTTTCTATATTAGAACCTCTATACTAATTTCTGTATGGGGGTTCTCTTTCTTTAATTCTTCTGCTTTCTTCAAAACATCACTAACATCGTCCATCCTTGTTATGTGAAAAATTATTTTTATTCTCATTATTACCTTCACCTCCTCTTCTGCTTCAAAGTCATGCTTATCGAACACCTTTCCTGTTACACTACTCTAGGAAGTACTCGATAGATACTCCGAAGTAGTTATGCCGCTCCTCCCAGAAATTTATTGATAAAATACTGCTGACCTTTTCCGGTAACTTTAGTCGTTCTATTAATTCTGACCGAACCATCCGGATTATTAACCGTAGACTCTTTCACTTCAAAAAGCCCCATCTCCATAGATTTCTGAGTCGGCATATTCCAATCAGCACCTTTTCTTTTAATCAGATATCCATTTTCTCTCATCCAGACAAAAAGCCGCTTCTGACCGGTCTCTACGCCGTTCTGCTTAAGAAGCTTCGCAAGATCTCCGATCAGAATTGCCGTATGGCTCGTAGCAACCGCGTCTGCGAAAATCTCCTTAGGTTTCATGCGCTCAATTTGAGTTGTCTGCTCTTCAATGGTTTTCTGCGCTTCCAAAACCGCCAGAGCCAGAAGTTCCTTCCCCTGCGGAGCCTGCATCCGATAGCCGCCCGTCTTTCGGATTGCCGGAAGAACTTCGCTTGTCACCCAATATTTAAATCTTTTAGCTGATTCCAACTTGCTCCCAAAGATAAGAGCGTATAAGCCGGATTCATTAATAAGCCATCCACCACGTTGTCCAAGACTCGATAACGATTCGTTATTGAGTTTGTCACATTCCTCTACATGGTCTGCTAATGCCTTACTTGCATTTTGATATCCGAGTGCCATCGCTACATCCTTCCCCACAAACCACGGCTCATTGTCAATAGTTACTGTTCGGACTTCTCCGAACTCTTCATTTTTAAAAATCTGTAATTCGTTCATTGGCCTCTCCTTGTATACCATGTAGTACTTATTTCTCAAAAAAAATTACTGAGACAGATGAATTAAGCGCTTTAGCTATGGATTCCATTGTTGTACTTTTTACAACCATGCGTTTTCCATTTTCTAAATCGCATATATACGGTCTGCTCAACCCTGATTTTTCCGCCAAATCATCCTGTGTCATTTTAAGGCGTTCACGGAACTCTTTGATTTTATTCTTCATATCTAGCTCCTTTCTTTTTTGTATATCATGTTTTACATTTGTAGTCTATCATGGTGTACAATTATTGTCAACCATGTTTTACGGCATTTTTTAAAATTATATTGAGATTTTGTATTCTATGGTGTACAATCAATTTACAGGAGGTGTATATCATGGAGAACGGTTTGGGGAAATTTCTACAAAATTACCGAAGAGAACACGATTTAAGTCTTAGAGATTTTGCTGAGAAACTAGGAATTAGTCATTCTTATTTGAATCGCTTAGAAAACGGATATGACATACGGAGCGGGAAACCTGTAACACCTACCGTAGAAACATTACAGCAGATTGCACGATCTCTTAACATGGACTTAGGAGAAATACTAGAGATAAGCGGATACACCGTCGGCGAAACCTATGTTGAAAAAGATGGTAGCATTACTACAGATTACTTCCCACCAAAGCAGAATGATGATTCACTTAAAGCTCAAAATGATACAGAACGTCGTCTTCTTATGCTTTGCCGTAAAGCAGGGGATGTATCCGAAGATGAAAAAGAAGCTATTGTTAATCAATTTGAAGCTACCATAGATATGTATTTAAAAGCAAAAGGAATCAAGGGAGTGTGATTTTGGTTGTTAAAACCTGATTTTGATAAATGCACTGAACGAGCAACAGAATTATTATATAAACAGGAAATATCGGACAGGATTTTAAATATAGCAGCCTTAAATTACGATAAAAAAATACTTTTTGAATCTATACAAACCTATTGTCAATATGTAAAAGCTCCTCTTGATATATTTCTTTCTTCCCGCAAAGATGTATTAAGAGATGGTTGTACGCTTTTTGATAAGCAATCAGGATATTATATTGTTTTATATAATTCTGAAATAACTCATTTTGAACATCGAAACTGGACTCTCGGACATGAGATAGGTCACATTTACTTAGAGCACACTAAAGATGATGACTTAGAAGAAATAGAAGCTCATTTTTTTGCTTCGCAATTATTTATGCCAGAATATAGTTTGTACATGATGTCTCAGGAATATGGTCGTGTTACAGCGGAAGATATTGTTGAAATATTTGGTGTTTCAGATGAGGCTGCTAGAAAACGTATACATACCATGAAAAGAAAGACGAGTTTTAGAGCCTCAAAAAAAGATAGGGAAATATGGCACAATCAGAAAGAACGCATAGATATGTATTTTCACTGTAAAAGAGAAGGGCGTAATTTTCGGGAGACACTTTATTTTTGGAATGAAATGAAAATAGAGTATGAGCGCCAATGTCGTTTAGAATCTTATATATGATACGATATGTTTCATCCCAAATCTGGCAGTCATGGAAGAGGTATAACCCCCCCTGCTCCACAGCGGGCAGGGGGGGAAACTGAATAATGTATTTACCAGGGTAGCCGGAGGACGAGCTCCCACCCATTCCGAGAATCCTGTGGAGGGGGTGGTAATTATGAGTACATATGAAGAACTCAGTTTGATCATAAGCATTGCGCTTTTGGTTGTAGCCATTCTGAATTATACGCATAAAAAATAGCCGTCCTGCCCTGACAAAGCTGACGACTATTTCTTATAGTTTTTAAGTTGCGCCGGAGCGGGTGAGGTGCAGTCACCTTCCGGCTATCCTGTTAAGTACATTATAGCAAATGTACCATAAATGTCAAGAACCGCCCCTGCGCCAACAGGAACGGCTCTGGAATATATCCGAAGATATACACCTAATCAACGAAAATATTGTATCATCTTCGATCAGCTATCGCAATCAGAACATTTGTTTTTGATAGCTGTTATTTTTATACCTTTTTACATATAATTACATAGGAGTGTGATGCAATGTCTTATTTTATTTATGCTCGTAAATCAAGGAAGGATGCTGATCTCGAAGCGTTGGGAATCGATGTGCTCGAGCGCCATATCACCACTTTGCTGGAGCTTGCCAAAACGCTGTCGCTTCCGATCGGGGCAATTTATCGCGAAGTCGTCTCCGGCGACAGTATTGATTCCCGCCCGGTGATGTCTCAAGTGATGGCCGAAGTAGAGTCTTGTATGTGGGACGGATGTCTTGTTATGGACGTTGACCGCCTCGCCCGCGGAGATACGATCGATCAAGGGCGGGTACAGCGTGCATTTTTCTACTCAAACACAAAGATCGTTACTCCTAACAAGACGTATGATCCGGCAAACGAGTACGATAACGAATACTTTGAATTTAGTCTGTTTATGAGTCGCAGAGAATACGCAACAATTAAGCGCAGGATGCAGCGTGGCAGAGAACGAAGCAGCTCTGACGGATATTATGTCGGAAATATACCGCCCTACGGATGGCGTCGCGTTATCGCTCCTGATGGTAAGCACTTCTCTCTTGCTCCCGATCCAACCGAATCCCCCGTGCTCGATCTGATGTATGATCTATGCGGCAATAAACAATACGGTTATCAAAAAGCATGTACTCATATGGCCGAAATGGGAATTTTATCAAGAAGCGGACGCCCGTTTACGCCGTCCACGCTAAAAGGAATTATATCTAATCCGGCAAATATCGGAAAAGTTCGCTGGGGGCATCGAAAAACGGTTCGTACGGTCAAAGATGGGAAAATTTCTCGTTCTCGCCCGCACTCGTCAGATTATATTCTTGCCGATGCAGTTTGGCCGCCCCGGATCAGTGCGGATCTTTTCCGGCGCGCCAATCAGCCAAAGGGGAGCTGTTCCGCTCCGGTGCGTGATGACAGACCGATTCAGAATATTTTTGCCGGTCTTGTCCGATGTTCCCAGTGCGGCCGGCTGATGGTTCGTAAAAAAGCGCATACCAAAACGCCTTATGACATTCTAATTTGTCAATACACGGAATGCCCTACAGTCGGTATCCGAATTGATGAGTTAGAGCTCGCCTTGTTGGAATGGCTGCGAAATTACATAGATAAATACGAGCTTACTGATGCGTTACCCGAAGACGCGGAGAACGTCGCTGCAAAAGAAGCGATTGTTAAGAATTTTGAAAAAGAGCATGAAACACTTTTAAAGCAACGTGAATCCCTTTTTGATTTTCTCGAGCAGGGTATCTATACGAAGGAAATTTTTATTGAGCGGTCAAACGCTCTTGAACAACGTGTAAAAGAATGTATGGAGCACATTATCTCCGCGCAGAACGACCTTCACGCCACACTCGCACTGCAGGCAAACCGTAAAAATTTCGTTCCGCGCTGTAAGAATTTGCTCGGCGAATGGGGTAGACTTACAATTCCCGAAAAGAACAGCGCTTTAAAGGTTTTAATTGAAAAAATCATGTTCACAAAGACAAAACGAAACAAAAAGGGGCAGGATCGTTCTGATTTTGAAATTGATGTGTTTCCAAAAGTGCCGAAATAGCGGCGTTTTTCATTCGTTGCATCTTCTACGAGCGAAAGAACTCGCTCACATGGAAATGGTATGCGCCATCGTTTATCAGCTCACCAAGGACCTTTCTCCGGAGGAAATCGAACGCTCCGGATTTGCTCCTTATTATGTAGATCACACACTTGCTCTCTGGCCACAGGCAGCAAGCGGCGCCCCATGGACAGCAACTTATTTCCAATCAAAAGGAGATCCCATCACCGATCTTCATGAAGATCTTGCGGCAGAGCAGAAAGCGCGTACAACGTACGATAATATTCTTCGTCTCGTAAAAGATCCTGAAGTATGCGATCCGATCCGTTTCTTAAGACAACGTGAAATCGTCCACTACCAACGTTTCGGTGAAAGTTTACGCATTGTACAGGAAAAACTCGACAGCAAAAACTTCTATGCTGTCAATCCCGAGTTTGATAAATAATCACTGCAACACAAACTTCCCCTCCCGTTTCAGAGTTTTCTCTCTCCGGGAGGGGAAATAATTTTTCATTTATATATTTTCAGAAAAAGGATTTCTCTTTCACACTTACTGCAGCGTCACTTCTATAGTCTGCTCTTTATACTCTCCGTTTGTCTGAGGAATCTGGATTTTTAACGTCACAGTTGTACCTTTCTCATAGTATTGCAGCTGCTCCTGAAGAGCCTCCATGCTGTCTACTGTTATGTCATCAATAGCTGTGATAATGCACCCTTTTGTCATTCCTGCTTTTTCTGCACCGCCGCCTTTTGCAATTTCTGTTACATATACTCCTGCCGGCATCTCAATCTGCTGTGAAAAGGCATCCGAAACACTGATTCCGGTTATGCCGATAAGGCCTCTTTTATCTTCCGCAACTTTTGTTTTTGTTTCTCTGTTCATAAGGTTTTCAATCAAATCACCGACATCACTGATCGGAATTGCATATCCGATTCCTTCCACACTGTCACCTACAAGTTTTGAAGAGTTAATGCCGATCACTTCCCCATTTACATTGACAAGAGCGCCTCCGCTGTTTCCTTCGTTGATCGCCGCATCCGTCTGGATCAATTTCACACCGCTTTCCTGTGTATCTCCAGTCTCTTCATTTGTCATAGAAACAGAACGGTTCAATGCACTGATAACGCCTGTTGTCACAGACTGTCCGTATCCAAGTGCATTTCCGATGGCGATCGCAGGTTCGCCGACTTTCAGGCTCGTGGAATCACCCAGAGTGGCAACTGAGATTGCATCCAGTGTATCATCCGAAATATTCTCAATAGGCACTGCAATAACTGCAACATCATACTGGGCATCTGTACCCTTAATGTTTGCTTCTACAGTTGATTCATCCGTAAAGGCAACTGTAAGAGTATCGCTTCCCGCAACAACATGATTGTTCGTCACGATCAATAACTCTGTGTCTGTTTTTCCGATAATAATTCCGGTACCTGCGCCTTTTGACTGCTGTTCATAAGTTCCGCCGAAAAAGCTGCGGACTTCTTCTACCGACATACTTGTGATAGAAACAATAGACGGCATCACCTGATCCACAACTTCAGATACATCAGATGTCACTACGCTGGATGATTTTGAAAGAGGAGTCCCTTTACTTACCTTATCAGAAGATGCGGTTGTAGATTTTGAAGAGTCAAGCAACCCAAACACCCGGTTTCCAACCACCGTTGTTGTAAGGAAAATCCCACTTGAAACAACACCGAATAAAATAGCAAAACCTACGACTGCAACCGTCCGCATCAAATTCTTATGCGGCTTTTTTTCCTT